GTATAAAAACTTAGACCCCTCTACTCTTGATTTTTTGCTTAAGAGGAAACTGGTTGTCGCTGTTCTGCCTATGGTCGAGCGCGAAACTAAGCCAGCCCCTAAAGCGGAACGGGTAACTAAAAAGAAAAAGGTAACGGATGCGATCAAAGGTAACAACTCAGCCAACGATTGAACCTGTTACGCTCACTGAGCTAAAGGCATCTCTCCGCATCACAAGGACTGCGGAGGATGCCCTTTTAACTCAGTACATCACAGACGCTAGGTTGATCGTTGAAAGGATCACAGGGCGAAAACTTATCACTCAGACTATCACATCTTACTACACGGGGCTAGGCGGCGCATGCTCGACTACTTGGTGGAGCGGAACAAGGATAGGATCTGAGAATTCCCTTTATGGGGGGCAAAAATTGGAGCTGGAATTTACGCCAGTTCAAAGCATTACTAGCTTAGAGGGTGTCGAGATCGACAACTCCAAGACATCGATTCTATCAACTGAATATTATCTTGATAATTACGACGATGACATGAGGCCATACATAAGGCCCGTATCTTTCATTCGTAGCGGATCAAGAGGCGAGAACAACTTGAAGTCTGTCTATGTTGCTGGTTATGGTGACAATGCCTCAGATGTGCCTAGCGCAATTCGTCGCGCCATCGTTGTATTATCTGGCAAGCTATACGAGACTCGCGGAGATTGTGGGGACTCATGCCAAGCTGGTCTTGGCCTTGGTGGAATTTTGGAGCCTTACATCATCAAACATGTCTGATCTTTGCGCTAGAGACTTCTCAGAATACGTCGAGGTGGAAACACCTACAGAAACCGCTGACGGGTTCGGTGGTTATGTTAGCACATGGGCGAATAAGGCTTATATCTGGTGCATGGTAAACGACACGGGAGGGAGTGAGTCATTCACCGATGGCCGTGAGTCTACCGAAACAAGCGCAGTATTTACCACTCAATACCGTGATGACATCACAACTAAGGACCGCCTGTTATTGGATGGGGTCACGTTTAATGTTCGTCGGGTTGAGAACGTAGATAGAAAAAGTCGATACTTACGTCTTTATGGTGAGAGTGGGGTGACTACGTGATCACTTTTGAGGTTGATGGTCTTGGTGAGCTTTTAAAACGCTTTGACAAGGTGCCTAAAGACATGGCCAAAGAGATTAGAAAGGCAGTCAATCAGAGTGCTCTGATGGTAAAGGCTGACGCGATAAGGTCTGTTCGCCGCCATTCAGCTGGCAGGACATACAGGAAGGGGACAAAAACACACGTTGCCTCTCGACCTGGTGACGCTCCCAACACTGACACAGGAAACTTGATAAGAAATATTAGAGTATCCACCACGAAAGGGAACATGTTCAAGGGTTATTCGGCTGAAGTGAAGGCCGTGACGCCTTACGCTCTCAGGCTGGAATATGGCCAAGGCAATGTTAAAGCCCGGCCATTTATGAGGCCAGCACTTGAGAAAAATAAAACAAAGATTAGAAAGCTAATCATCAAAGCAGTGACTAAATCAATATGATAATCACAAATGAAATTCTAGCCGCTGTTCAAGGCCGACTTGTTGGTAATGCTGGGGTGATTGCCTTGGTGCCTAGCACTAATATAAACAACTACTTAAAGAAAGATGTGGGCTATCCTCACATTCAATATGACCTAGACTTTGCGAGCATGGGCGTCAAAGACGAGGACTCTCAAATTGTAACTCTTCAGATTGATATGTGGACAAACTATAGAGGCTCGAAAGAGTGCATGAATATTGCTGACGCTGTGAGGACTGCCTTTGATGGCATACCCGTAACAATTGCAAGCGGTAATGGCTTTGGGTGCATCTATGACACCATGGATCCATCCCAAGAGCCAGAGGGCACGACATACCGCTGCTCAATGCTATTCACGATGTACTACAGCGAATTATAATTAAACACTTACACGAGGATTAAAAAATGGCTAAGTATCTTGGCGACGCGATGTTGCTAAAAGTTGAATCTGCTCCAGCGTCGGGAACATACGCAAAGATCGGTGGGGCAAGCTCTCACACTATGTCCCTAAATAATGAGGTTGTGGACGTGTCTGACAAGGACTCTAACCGATGGAAAGAGTTACTTGCCGCTGGTGATCGTTCTCTTTCTATTTCAATTGAAGGATTCATTTCCGATGAAGCTAACTTTGAAATTTTCCGTATTGCTGCACGTGATGATGTGATCATCAATTACACCATGGAATTTGGCAACGCGAAAACCATTGTTGGCGCTTTCCACATTGATAGTTTCGAAATGACGGGAGCACGAAATGAGGGTCAAGGCTTCAGCGCATCACTCACCAACTCAGGCGAGCCCACAACACTCGATTAAACATTCAAGGGTGACAGCGCGGGGCTTGATCTCTTCGCGTGGCCGTTGACTCCTTGCGGTCCGTCACCCTACTTTTTTAAGGGGCTTCTTTTAATGGAGTAAAGCATGAATAAATGGAAGGGAACTTTCGAGGTCAAGATAGGAACAGAAACCTATACTTTAAGGCCAACCTTTGACGCTCTGTGTGAGTTTGAAGAGATAGCAGGGATGCCAGCATTAAGAGCAAGGCAAGAGCTACTTGAAGGGACCTATGGCGCTAAAGTAATCCCAGCCGCTATATGGGCAGGGATTAGAGGCGAGCATTTAGTAAACGGTCAGAAGTGCCCATCATTTAGAATACTGGGTGAGACACTTAGAAAAATTGGGGCAGTAAAATACCAAGTTGATGCTTTAAAGCTTTTGACATATGCTGGAAGTGCTGACGAGATTATCGAGAATATTGAAAACAAGGAATATGACACAGAGGAAAAAAAAAGCTAACAGATTTTAGTATGGACTGGTGGCGCTTCGTTGGCATCCTAGTCCATGACTATCACATCCCTCCGAGTGAAGCTTGGAACTGTACGCTACGGGAATTTTGTATAATAACCAGATGTCGAGACAAGAAGGCCATTCGTGAACAAGACAGTAAAGCAACACAAGAGGAAATCATGGATTTTTTCGCCATGCGGGAGCTTATAAATGGCTAAGGTAGACGAGCTAGTAGTCAAAATTGATGCCGACTTTTCAGACTTAAAAAAAGAACTCAAAAAAGCAGGCTCCGAAACTGAAAAGTTTGGTGATAAAGTCACACAAGCAGGAGGACAAACAAAGTCTTTCGGGGTGTCGATGGCTTCTCTTGGCACAATAGCCAGCGCTTCAGCACTAGCGGTCACGGCGCTGGGCGCTGCTGCCGTGATGCTTACTAGGTCACAAATGAAAGCCTCCAAAGAAACCAAACTATGGGCGGATCGTTTAGATGTGTCGGCTGATAGATTTTCACAGCTCACAGTTGTGGCTCGTAAGTTTGGCGGTAATGTTGACGATGTTGGCGATTCCATTAAGGACTTGAATGAACGCATAGCGGATGCAGCTAGAGGAAATAAGACCTATGAGGACGCACTCAACATGGTGGGCCTTGCCTCAAAGGATCTCATCAACTTAGATGTGGATGAGCAATTCCTAAAGGTGGCTGATGCTATCGGCAAGATGAATAACGCAGGCGACAGAAACTTCGTGACCGCTGAACTCATGGCTGACGCTGGCTTCCGTTTAATCCCAATGTTCCAAAAAGGTGAACAAGCCATCCGCGGGATGATGAAATCCGCTGACGAACTAAACCAATCACTTGATACTGATCAGATAGAAGCTTTTGCGGCTCTTGATCAAGAGTTCATTCGCCTTGAACTGTCAACTGATACCCTAGCCAAAACTATGGCTGAAAGTTTGGCACCAATCCTTGAAGAGTCGGCTAGGCTTGCGGGACTAGTTGCTGACGAGATCACTAAGATATTTGAGAGTGAAAAAGAGCTGAAAGATTTAAACTTAGCTGATCAACTGCAAGCACAAAACGACAAGCTTCATAAACTCAGGGGATCTCTACTGACAGCAGAAGGGGCGGTTCACGGCTTTGAGGACTCTTGGGCAAAAACATTCATGTTGGCGGATGATGCTGATAAGACATTACTCGAAGGTAATGTTGAGCGATTAAAAATGCAAATTCGTCTGACGACTGCTGAGATAGAAAAACTGAATGCGGCAAAGAATAGCGCAGGATTAGCTCAAGCTTCTGATGGGCAATCAAACCAAGGACGAACAGGCATGCTTGGGTCTGCTGGTGGCGGTGGCGCACCTTTAGCACAATCTGGGGCACTATTGGGCCCAGAAGAAGACAAGGCATTCAAAGACCTATTACTTGAGAACCTCCTAGACTATCAGGATAATGAATGGGACTACCGCAACGCACAACGAGATCGTGAGCTAGAAGCAAATCGTGGCTTTTGGGACAGCATGTTTTCGGTCGATAAGCAAGCAGGCAAAGCAAACGCAGACCTGTGGGAGTCTGGATGGAAGGGAAAGCAAGCTGTGGCTTCTAAGTTCATGGGGCAAATGTCCGTATTGATGAACACCAATTCAAGAAAACAATTCGAGATCGGCAAGGCTGCTGCCATTGCTCAAGTGGGCATCGACACTCCTAAAGCGGCGATGAGTGCCTATTCTGCTATGGCTGGTATTCCTGTGGTTGGTCCCGCGCTAGGCGGCCTAGCAGCGGCAGCGGCGATAGCTTCTGGGGTGACGCAGATGCAAAACATAAAGAGACAATCTTTCGGTGGGGGGTCTGCTGGTGGTGGCGGTGGCTTTCAATCAGCCAGTGATGCTGGTGCAGACGGTCAAGGTGGAGGCGGAGGCCAAGATAACATAACAAATTTTGATGTGAACTTGCAGGGGCAATCATTCTCTGGTGAGCAAATCAGGGCTCTTTTGTCGGGGATCAATAGCGAACTCGAAGACGGTGCTAAACTGGGAGCTATAAACGTAAGATGATTTATCCAAAAATACTTTATTCCAATTCTCTTCGTGGGCTTACCCCTTCGTGGAGCGGCACAACCCTATCTGGAAAGCCCCCCGCAAATGCAATTGATTGGAGCGACTACAGCTACTTCGAAGCCGATACGGGAGTACTTGATTTCACCGTTGCAGTCGACACAACCCTTGACACCTTTTCAGCGTACGTTGCAAAATTCACAGGAACAGGAACAGAAACAATCGAGCTGCAATACGAAAGCGCGGCCTCTACGTTCACTTCGCTTGTCACAATTAACCCCGCAGGTGGAAAGCTTACATTCAATGAGTTCACCGCAGTCACGGTGCTCGCCACTCGAAAGATCAGAATTATTATCACAGTTGGGACGGGTTCACTACTGATTCGTCAGTTAGTTGCAGGCTCGTCAATGGTCGCAGAGCAAGGCCAGTATCAAAGCGCCACAAGTCCAAGGCTTCTAGGTGGCGTCAAAGTCACAAACACCATTTCAGCCAATGGCTCAATTCTCGGAAGAAGCATAAAACGGGTGGAGCGCATGGGCAAACTTGAGCTTGAGTATTTGACCCCTGCATGGGTTCGGGCTACTTGGGAACCGTTTGCAGCACACGCGGCAAGGTATCCATTTATCTACGCGTGGAATACTCGCGATTACCCCACAGAGATTGCATTCTCAGCCTGTGAGGGAATCGATACACCTAAGCACATGGGTAAGGGGGATAAGATGAGTGTATCAATGAAACTTAGAAACTTAATCGCTGACGAGTTCGCAATCTGATGGATATTACTATTGAAGTTGGTCCGGAGGTCTTTAAGCTACTAGACTGCGTTGACGAGTTGATGGGACTAGTTGAGGTCGATCATGTCAATGATGCCTACGCTTTGAGAACTGAGATCAATAATATTCTCGGTGATATGGTGGTGGTCAATTGACCTATAATTTGCAAAAGGCAAAGTTTGCCAAAGAGCCCGTCTATCTCATCGAAATAGACTTAACCGCTTGTTCTCTGGTCTACGGCAACAGCCCATGCACAGCAAGCGGAACAGCTGCAAATTCCTGTTTCAATTCCTTTAAGACATGCCAAGATTTACAGAATTTCGTAACAACAACAAAAACATATCGTTTCAGCTCTACACGCCTAGACGGTAGCCAAGGAGACACTGACGCTCCGACATTCCCAGTCGTGCTAGATGTGAACACAGCACCAACTCAACTGACACCAGCCAAGGGTCTAGGCATTCGTTCCACTTGTACGATCAAGATGACTGACTTCCCATGGACAGACATTGGAGTTGACCCTTACGTTGCATCACGAACTTATGACCCAAGAGAACAGGGGACATTCTTTGGTAAGCTTCTAGCCCGTCATCCTTACTATTCGGGAAGGGTTTGCAGAGTCAAGACGGGATATCTTGCAGATGATGGCACCTATGACGCCTCAAACTTTATCACAAGAACTTATTTTATCGAGTCAATCCACGGCCCAGACAAGAACGGAACCGTGTCCATGGTGACTAAGGATATCTTGAGCTTTGCCAGTAATGCCAAGGCCCAATTGCCTGTACAGAGTCAAGCTGAGATCACGGGGGACATTACTTCAAGCGCGACCTCGATCACGATCAACGACCCCAATGACGACATCAAAGACTCATACGATGCTAATCAGAAGTACATTCGTATTGACGATGAGACTATGTTGATGACGAACCTCACGGGCACGACTCCCTCTTATGCTCTGACGGTCACTAGGGCTGCAATGCCTGGCATCTATACGGGCACAATGACAGCGGAGGAGCATAGTTCAGAAAGCACAGTCCAACAATGCTATCATTTTGACAATCAGCCCATTGACGACATTGTAAACTATTTACTTGATGATGTAACGGGTATTGATGCAAGTTATTTAGACTTGGCAGGATGGCAAAGCGTTATGGACTTTGGCTTACAAGCGTATTCTTTCAGCACTCTCCTAACTGAACCAAATGGAGTGAGTGATCTGCTTGAGGAGCTGACAGAACACAGCATTTTACTATGGTACGATGAAAGGGCACAACTAGTCAAGATGGATAGTATCATCAACAGGGGTAAGGACTACGGCCCTTTCAATGATGAGGTCAACTTGATAGCTGAATCCGTGAACATTGCGAGATCAGATAAAGAGCGTGTATCTCAAGTCTGGGTGGCTTATGGTCACAGGAATCCAGTATTACCAATGGACGAGCTAAAGAATTTTAACGTGGTAAAACTTGCAGCCGATCTCGACGCGGAAAGCGTTAACCAATACAACGAAAAGACAGTGAGAAGAGTTTTGTCTAGATGGATGCCTTTGTCTTTGGGCGCAGTATCGAGCGAAATAGCGAATAGGCTTTTGAATTATTACAAAGTCACTAAAAAGAACGTGACCTTCACCTTCTCCCCGAAAGACGATTCAGCTTGGACGGGCAACTTGATAACGCTCCAGACTAGACAACTTCAAGACGCTTTCGGTGCTCAACCAGAACTAGGCTTTCGCATTCTCCAAGTCAACGAGACGTTAGGTAATGGTAATGTCAAATACAAATATGTGGCACAATCGACTGATCAAGCTTTGATTAGGATTGGACTGATCGCCCCTACTCTAAACCCAGAAGATGGAGTTTCAGCATTTCCAAATTATGACACCGCTAGCGATGCCCTCAAGCAAAGATATGCTTTTATAGCTGCTGATGATCGGGGTGATGGCTCCCCTGGCTTTTCCCCTGACGAAGACCCATATCACATAATATGAACGAACAAATAATCCTAGATATTTATTGGCCTGTGATCGAAGAGGCCATTAAGGTCCAAGCGTATTACAATGGACATGGTGACGGGGTGAAAAAGATTTGCCCAGATGTCACAGGCAAGATGATCATGGAACTAATCAAGGCAAGGAAAGCTTGCCCAGTTGAAAGGACAGAGGTTTAGAAATGGCAACCACAATAGCAAGTTTTTCCGCAATTGACGACACCGCTATAGATGCGGAGTCTCCTATTGTTGAGAGCATGATGAAGCAAATTCGGGACAATTCGTATTGGATCGACGCAGGGACACGTAAAACCACGGAGACTAGTGCAACAAAGGTTCTAACGCCTAATGGGTCTGGTGGCGTTGCTTGGGTGGAGGTTGGCACAATATCTGGAGTCGATGGCACGAAAGGAAGCGGAACATTTGGGACAAGTAGCGGAGCGCCAACAGTCTTGGCCGTGCAGCCAGACAAAAAGCTTATGATATTATTTCAGTGGGGTCCAGTTTCCTCCGCTGGCGTTTCTGGCAGTCTGATCTTAGACGAGAGCGACGACACATATATTGGTTCAAGCTCTAACCAAACGACTAGCACAACTGGATCAGGCACACTTACTGGAAGTTTTGCAAATTTGGTTAGCACTGTGAATACGGCTGGATATATTTTGGGTAGGGTAAATGGCACGAATTATGAGTTCTATGAAAACTACACTGGAGGAACTACATTCTCCTATATTTGGTTATAGACAGCATTGAAAATTTCTAAAAAATACAGGAATTATTTTTGTCTTGCCAATCGGGTGATCAGCACACAACCCGATTAACCCGCACACTAGGATGTGAACACCGACAGCATACTCTACAACTAGTAGAGCCCCTAAAAATCTTGAAGCATTTCAAACACTTCACTTTTTTTAGGGGCGGTGTCTTTCGGCACAAACTATAGAAGTTTTCTTCGTGGTCAAGCATGTGCCCTATGTTAATGCACGAGAAAAGGAGTCAATCATCCTCTTTTCCCCCCGACATGAACTGGACCCCTAATAAAAAGCTCATCCATATCGTGATCATTGCGCCTCCTTCTCTGACCACGCCTAGACGATGTGCGCCCCCTGCCATTTCTCATCATGACTTTATCGCCACCGTTGCTGACCTCAGCACCAAAGATAGCGACAAAAAGCATTCCGTACACATATTTACTCATCCTTCTCCCCACAGATACAAACGTTTCTATAGATTGGAATCCACTCTTTGCAAGCCGGGCATTGCTTGTGCGTGGGAGTTGAGCCCCCATAAGATTTAATTACTTTAAATCTTTTTTTGAAGTAGCGATAAGTCACATGATTATAATCGTTTTTTTCGTCTGCCACGACTTCCGATAATTTCTCTTTGCACCAACGTTTTGGACGCAGAATATCGAACTGGACATTTCCCATGACTGAACACTCCACTTCAGTCACAAAAAACTCAGAAATCAGGTCGTGAGCTAATGCTTGATAATAAATATCAGCTCCACCAATTACTACCAAGGGTTCATTTTTGAAGAGGGCAATAGCGCCCTCCCAATTGTGGACAACTTCGGCACCTTCTGCCTTCCATCCTTTTTGTCTTGTTAGAACGACATTCTTTCGATTCGGCAAAGGGCGCCCAATAGATTCCCACGTTTTGCGACCCATGAGGACAGTCTTTCCAATCGTCTGGGATTTGAAGAACTTCAGATCGGAGGATAGATGCCAGGGCAAAGCCCCATCTTTACCAATGATTCCATTCTCACTCCTAGCGACTATTAGGCTCCATTTCATCCGACAGCCAAAGCTCCATGACGATCAATTGTTTCTTTACAAGTTGAGCAGGTATAATTGTTCTCCACCTTCGTTTGCCTCTCTAGTGAAGTTTGACACCCTAGGCACTTTCTCCCTTTGGCTTTAGTCTTCGGAGTCCTGATCAGACTCAGAAAAGTTGAATAGTGCTTCTTTTGCGCTTCTGTCAGCTCCCAGAACTCATCACTGTCCAAATCCTTCTCTTTTGTAGCCAATGTTTCTAGATGTCTAGCCGTTGGCTCCCACCCCCAATTTTCGGCGCTTGTGTTAGTGTGATCCCCGTCTATAGGTTGAGGTACGTGACCTTCTGGCCGTTCACAGTGGTAGGCCTTCATGATGAGGCCAGAAACGGTCTTTAACAGCCCGTCAATCCTTAACACGAGTGATTTTTTGTGGAGCCTTGGCTTAACTTCTTGGCCGTCAATTTTGAATACTTCACCAAATTTGTTTATACAGTATCGCTCATTTATGGGTCGACGATCTTCTTTTTTTATCTTCAGATCTAGAGCCGATTGTTTTCGACATTCCTTACAATGCCCATGTCCTGAATTTGGGAACTCATTGTATGATCGTTTTTGAGAGCATCCTTTGCAGATCATGCCGATCATATTCTACCCCTTGCAATTTCAAAATACTTGTCGTCTTTCTCAATTCCAATGAATGAGCGGCTTAAATTCTTACACGCAACTCCGGTTGTCCCGCTTCCCATTGTGAAGTCTAAAACGGTCTCGCCTTCGTTGGTGTAGGTTTTGATTAGGTATTCCATTAAGGCTACTGGTTTTTGAGTTGGGTGAAGAGATTTTCCTTTGTCCCCGAAGCATCCACGAAACTTAAGTGTTTCATTTGGGTAACTCATATTTTCTGGAATGCCGCGAACTGAGTCTGCAGTCATTGATCCATAGTTTTCTGCTTGTCTTCTCTTGGTCGTGGCTGGCCTTATGTTAGCTACAGGCTTCTCTGATAATTGGGGATTGTAAAGACATGGTTTTTTATAGAAAACGCTGATCAATTCATTCTTCCTCATTGGCATTCTTTTAGCGTTCAAGTGGTTTGTCGCCTTGTCTTTTTGCCAAACCCAATCATATTTAAATTCTTTGATGTTGCTCATTCTTAGGGCACTAGAAAAAGGTTCTGCACCAAACAAAACAATAGCCCCATTAGGCTTAATAACCCGCTTCAATTGCTCCCACATTGGCTCCAAAGGAATGATATAGTCCCATTTACAAGCGGTTGTACCATAGGGGGGATCGGTCAAAACCATATCGACTAAACCGTCAGGAATATTTTTCATTTCCTCTAGGCAGTCTCCGTAAATCAAATTGATATTCATTGTCCCCGCTCCTTAGCAACACAATAGCGCAAATATTCGCTCACTGTGCAACCTAGCATTTTGACCATTTCAAGGATATAATTGTTTGTTTCTGCGTTCACTTTTGTTTGTAGAACGTGGGGCCTAGGATTCTTGCTTGACATTAGAACTCTCCTTCTTTAGAGAAAACAGTTTCCCCGACTTCATAATTGTGCTCGACCCACTCAGTGAGGATGGAATCTTTTGTTCGATCAAAAAATGTCTCAACGATTCCAACAACTTTTTCCTCGAAAGCTTGTGAGACTTTCTTGATGGTTTCAACTAGCTCAGCGATAGGATAAACTCTTTTGACAAAAAGGGGCATACCGTTAGAGAATTGAATAAAATCTAACCATTCAAGCTCTCCAACGATCAAGCCAGTTTGACACTGAATCACGTACTCGCTGGGAACTTCGCCAGCACAAAAGGTTTCGGTCTGGAAGTGTTGCTTTCGAGACTTGACCTCAATAGCTCCATTGTCCCCTACAAGGCCGTCAGGTGAGAAGCCAACGCTTTGCACAGGGTTAGGATAAGCCTCAATCGCTAACTCTTCTTCAATGTGACCGCGCTTCATGTCGAAAGTCATGAAGTTTTCTTCGACTCTTTGAGTAATACGCTGACTTGCAAGCTTATGAGCTAGAGTGTCCACCATCTTGCCTTTTGATGGGGCGAAAGTTTTGGTTAATAGTTCCTTCATTACTGATGCAGTGAGGACACCACAACGAGCTTGAAGCCACTCTGGGGTATTTTGCTGTAGTTCTTTATAGATTGTTTTCATTTTAATACCTACCAGTTTGAATGGATTTGTCTTGCCTTTGAATTGTGGCTTTTAACTCCTCAATTTCTTTTAGCAAATCTTGATTTAAGTCTTTGTCGATGGCTTCTTTGTTGTGAGAGTAAATGGCTTGTCGCAATTCCTTGAAATCATGTTCATGATTTCCAGTGTTGTAACCTCTAAAACCATCCAACAGTTCATTTCGATAATTAGACCAGTGATCACTTTGGACATGCATACTCACGTCATAGTAGAGATCGTCCATAAGCTGAGAAACAAGGCTCAAGATTTTAGGCTTAAAGCTGTCCATGATTCTTTGGGCTTCTTTCTCGCCATGCTCTGTGAGAGATGGATATAGTGGGCATTCTCCGCTCATTTGAACCACCCAAAAAGGTTAAGATCTCGCCAAGTGATCAAGTGGGTATGGTCAAAATGTTTAATTGGATTGTGCATTTTATTCTCCTATAGTTTTGTATTACGAAAAAGATGATACTGTGCTCGATGGTTAGTCAAGTTCTATTTCTGGCGTCTTTCTGTAGAGCAATGATTTGCTGTCTCAAGACTCGATTAGTCTCGATTTCTTTCACCCAGCCAGCTTGGGCTCTAATGTTTTCGTCCTGCAAGTTGTTTATCTGCAAGGCCATAGATTTGGCAAGTGCGTCATTCATATTTTCTCTCCGTAAGGGTTGTTTTTTAAAAGTTCGTAAATCTCTTCTTCTAGCACAGTCTCTAGCCTAGCTCCATATTCGTCCATCTGAAAACCATGAACCGCCGAACGAGCTACTTTGAGGGCTTTGTTGGCGGCTTCGATGCGCTTGATGCAAATATTCGGTTCAGTATTTGGGCCAGTGTCGTCAAGCATCTCATAATTTTCCCTTAAAGTTGAAGGAGCCAGCAAGCAGCATTTTCCTGAGATTGTGCTCTGGCCGTATTTCTTTGCTAGTGTAAAAGTCATCACCAGCAAGCAATTCTCGAAGGTCGATATACGAGCCGTCTTCTTTGACGACCCTAACGGCATCCCAAAAATGCTGGCTAAAAAATTCGAGGCAGTGAGTGGCAAAGCCTACTTCTTTCTCCAGTCCTTCACCGTATGAGATTTCATCACCCTTGGAAAAGTTCCATCTAATTTCGATCACTTCTCAAGCTCCTCGATAAGTTTCTGGGTTTCTTTTTTTACCAAACTTCTGGCTTTTTTTGTTGACGGGAAATTTAATGAGCCGTCAGTTTTTGGGTCGTCTGAAACTTCGATGTACCCACCTTGCGCTACTCCGTAGGCTTTCATAGCTTAGGACTCCGAGGCTCGTAGGGATCGACTTGAATCGATGTGATGTTATGCCTAATTACCTTGGCCTCATTTATGTTACCGAAATCTGTTTCGGTAACATGCCCCGATCTTATTCTCTTCAAAGTTCGCTCTATTTTAAAGCGTTTAGTTTTGCTCGTGTCAATGCCCTTGATGAGCTTTAGTTGCTCGAGCATTATCTCGACATCTGCAATCTCTTCAACCCAATCGTCCTTGCTGGCTCTGCCTTGAGACTCTTTTCCAAAAAGCGCAAGAAGCTCCCCAATCTCACCAACAATCATTTTTAACTGGTTTTCTTTACCGTAATGCTCAATGATTTTCTTTAGTGCTTCGCTCATCGTTTCTTCTTCAAAATTTCGGTAATTAAATCGGGTCTACGTTCGGAACAGCAATCTAGATCATGTAACCCGTAATCGATCCACAATTTTACGGCTAAATCCTCTAGGGCTTTTATCCTGATCTCTTCATTGCTCATGCTTGGGGCTCCGAGCAAATTTCTTCAAGGGTTTTCCACTGAGCTATGGGTGCCATGTGGTCTTTGCTGAATTTCCACGGGGAAGTATTGTGCGATTCAAGATTATGAGTGCCAATTAACATTTCGCCACCAGTTATGTTTGGTTGAACAATCTTCATAAACCTCGTCAGGGTGGGGTGTATAGCCCACCACCCAGCAACCCGACGAGTGTCCAGCGTGACTTTCGGCTCTTCCCAAAGTTGCCAATCACCAAAGTCTTCCACAGAAAAACAAACGGCAAGTCCATCCGAGCGAATGCATTCCAAACGTCCATCATCAACAATTGATTTCGGTATGTAATATTTACAGCTTCCACGCCGATTCTCTGACCAGATCTTCTTCCACTCGAAAGCTTCCAGCACTTTTTCGGCTTCTGTCTTGAGTGGTCGGGCGTGTCTGAACTCCCCAACGTGGCCGTCATCATTGAACCCTTTGACCGAGTGGCCTGTGCCTTCTAAATACGCCGTGAATGTGAACTCCTTTCCAGCGCTTTCATCTAAATCCCAAGCCCAGCACCTATCGCCAAATTTTATTCCGTTGTATTCGTTTCTCATTTTATTCTCCAATTAAGTTAAAAAAAAAGCCATCTTTGTAATCCACAGCAATGTAAAGGGTCTTCAAGCCTTACTCGTCACGCTACTCCTGTAAATGATTAGAAACGCTGTGGATTGTAAAGATGGCTTTTATGGTGTTTAATTATTTATGGCAAGGGCGCCACTCTCCACCAATTGAGCGGATTTCGGAAGAGTCCATGAGGCTCAAAAGGGACATTTTGGAACGATCATGGAGAGTCATAATTTCGGTTTCGCTATGAGTATCTATCATTGCCCATAATTTATGTCCTTTCGCGCGTATTGCATCCCCCTGTTTGATATCCTCAAAGCTGAGTGGCTGCTTTTCTTTTATTGGGGCTCTGTATACCCAGCCTCTTTCCCAACAGGATGATCTTCTCATTAGCCAAGCTCCATCGTCACTAAGATATTGTACTATCTTGCTACCCTCGATAGCCTTGGCCTCTTCCGGATTATCGGCTTTCAGTTTGCGCCATGATTGTTCTAGTTCGTTATAATATTTCAAGTTATTCTCCTATTAAGTTAAAAAAGCCCCCATCTATGTGGGGGGCGGGTGATTAAAAATTAAACCATCCAGCCACAGCACCAATGGGCGCAATGAAAACGCCTACACCCCTGAGTATTTCGCTTTTCCATGGACCCTCAAAGTCACAGCCAAACAGGGCAATGATATTCATAAACCAGCCAACGACCCCAAGGACAATCAGAAGAAACAGAAACCCACCCCAAGCTAATTTTATTTTTTCGTACATAATCTTTCCTCAGTAAATTGCGGGGAGCCAATCCCCCAGAATGGCGGTAAACTAAAACGGCATGTCGTCCGTGTCAACATCTGGAATGGCTGGAGCTTGTGCCTTGGGAGCAGCAACGCCACCAAAATTCTGAATTTCAGAGGCCGTCAAATCTGTGTACCACTTGTCGTTATACTCGCGAGACTCAACTCTAAATTTTACATCTGCATCATTGCCGACAGACAGAGCGCTCAATTGTTCAATACGGTCACCCCAAACAGTGAAGCAAACCTTCTTAGGATAATCTCCTGATGTCTCGATCACAAATGATTGCTTACTCCATTCGTTACCTGATGATTTAGATGTCCCAGACACTAAATCTTGGATTTGGATCACTTTACCTTTTAGACTAAAATTCATTTTGCTATGCCTTTATAAATAGCGGTTAATTCTGCTCTTGTTTTTGCTTCTGTGATTTGAAGCATTTGCTCTTCTGACACTTCAAAAGCCTTGTCTACGATGACTTTTAGAAATCCTTTGATTTGCTCTTCAATCGGTGCTTCTGGCTTTGGTTCCTCAACTTTCAGAGCTTCAATGTGATATTCTCCCTTCTGGCCACGTGTCAAAGTCAATGACATTTTGAAGTTTTGCAAGATGTCTGAAAGATGGGAAATCCTGATTCCACCTACCTCTTTTCCTGCCCATTTCACTGAAAGATCATTGTAGACGGTCATAGACTTTCCCGCCCATAGTTCTGCGTCTTTGCCCCATGCGTAAATCATGAGCTTAATCATGCTTTTGCAGGGTTTGTATGGGCGCCCGTTTTCATTCTCATAATGGATGGCGACAGGTTGATCACCCTTGATAGATTTGACTTCT